GCGGCGGCGGCGGCGGCGGAGCAGGACAGGTTGGCGGTAGCGGGTCTTGGGGCGACCATGGGGGCAGTGACGGCGGAGGCTATGGCCTTCCTGGGTCGTCTGGCACGTCATCTGCTGGTGGCGCGGGCGGTAGCGGCGCCAATGGTGCCATCCCAGGATACTCCGCTGGCGGCGGCGGTCCCGGTGGCGGCCCTGGGCTTCCTGGCGCGGCCGGTGTTTCCGGACAAACCAACGGAAGTACGACCTACAGCGGCGGTCCCGGTGGCGCGGCTGGCAACGCCATTGATGGCGACAGCTACGTTACGCTGACATTGGGCTCCGGGGACATCCGCGGCGCTCGCATTAACTGAAATAGAGGGCGTCTCGCATGACCATGGCCCGATACGATCTGACCGCGACAGACACGCAGGGCAACGTGATTTCCGGCGCCTCTGTCGAGGTCCGTCGTGAAATTCCAGGGCAGCCGCTTGCGCCGCTCTATAGCGACCGGGCCGGCACTACGCCGGCAGGTAACCCGCTGACGACAGATGCCAATGGAGACGCGGGCTTCTATTGTGCCGGCGGCGCCTATCAGATCGTCGTGACGTCTGGCATCTATTCGAAGACGAGGCGCTATGTCGCCATCGGCCTGGCGCAGGAGACAGATGCGGCGGCTGAAGGCCTAATACAGCGCACGCACATCGCGGCCGGTACGGTGACGGTCACGAATGATGATGCTGATATCGTCGTCGTGAAGAAAACAGTTGGCGCGGCGACGCCGGTCGAACTCCCGGACCCATCAACCGCGACGAAGCCCGTCCGCATCGTCGACGGCAAGTACGATGCCGCGACGAACAACATTACGATCACCTCGCTTGGCACCTCGAAGACGATCATGGGTGCAACTTCCTACGTCATCGATTCCAACGGGGGATCGATCAAGTTCACGCCGCTTGAAGACGGCAGCGGCTGGTTCTGACGCACCGCTTTCTGAAAATCTGGAGACTGACTATGCTTCGCCGCCTCACGGCATGCGCCGTCGTGCTTGGTCTTATCCTTTGGCCTATTGCGCTGTTTGCGCAAGTCAGCCCAGGCACCTCGCCGCTTTCTGGCGGAAAGGGTGGTACTGGCAACGCCTTCATGCAGTTCAGTGGCCCGGCTAGCTCGATCAAGACATTCACGCTACCGAATGCCTCCGGTACGATCGGCGTGCTTAACGCCATTGCCACATGGACTGCGGCTCAGTCCTTCAGCGATGGCACGCTGGTGCTGCTCGGCTCGTCTTCCGGATCCTCGACGCTCAAGGCACCAGCGACTGGTGGTGGCACCGCGACGTTGTTTGCGGGCACGGATACGATCGTCGGCCGCGCGAGCACGGACACGCTGACAAACAAGACGATCAATTGCGCGAACAACACCTGCACGGTGCGGCTCGGCTCGGACGTGACTGGAAATCTTTCTGTATCCAACCTTAACAGCGGCACCAGCGCATCAAGTTCAACATTCTGGCGCGGTGACGGTACGTGGGCAACGCCCGCCGGCGCCGGCAATGTCTCTACGTCAGGTACGCCGTCGGCCAACCAAGTTGCAAGGTGGATCAACTCGACTCAGGTAGAGGGCGTTGGCTATGGCACCCTTCAGCTCACAAGCGCGTCCCAACACGCAACGCCGGCAAATCCTGGCGGGTCTGCAAACACGACCGGGCTGATGATGGGGCTCGGGGCGACATGCAAGGTCACGCCCACTACGAGCGGTCGCGTGCGCTTCACCATCATCGGGAACGTGACGAACAACAACCCGAACAAAACTACGACGATTCAGGGGCGATATGGCACTGGCTCCGCGCCAAGCAATGCCGCCGCATTGACTGGAACTCTGTTCAATAATGGCATCGTGTGGGCCACCCCGTCAGGCAGCTACTACGCCCCTTTCGCTTTGGAAGGGATCATCAGCGGACTAAGCACCGGCGTCCAGGTTTGGTACGACGCGTCCGTCGCCACGAATGACTCCGGCACGACCTCGTCCATCGCAAACCTGACTTGCCTCGCTCAGGAGTTCTGACGGCTCGTCAGGCGTTTCCCTTGCGCATGCAAGCGTTCCCAACACGGAGCAAGATATGAGTGCGATCCCATATGTCGGGAAATGCTTTCCCACGGCCGCGGAGTTTCTCGGTTACCTTGACACCATACAGTTCAGGGCTTGGACGCCGCGCTTTGTCACCATGCACCACACCGGCGGCCCGTCGCTGGCGACCTGGAAGACCTATGCCCACGGCAATCGCAAGGTGCCGATCACGGACGCGCAATGGATGCGCAACCTGGCTGCCTATTACGGCAACGAGCTCGGCTGGAGCGCCGGCCCGCACTTCTTTTTCACGCCGGACAATTTTTGCGTACTGTCGTTGCCGGACAGGCGCGGGGTGCACGCGGTTTCATTCAACGCTCTGTCCTGGGGCGTCGAGTGTGTCGGTGACTTCGACAGCGAGCCCTTCACGCCGGATCTGGCGAACCGCTACGCGGAGGGCTTGGCGTGCCTGCACGTCGCGCTCGGGATCAGTCCTGACCCGTTCGTCATCAATGTGCGGGGTCTGCATTTCCATCGCGACGATCCCAAGACCAGCAAAACATGCCCAGGCCGCAAAGTCGACAAGGCAGCGATGGCAGGCCTGATCAAGGCGAAGATGCTGCAACTGACCGGTGCGGCAGCTCACGATGACGACGAGCCGCCGCCGGCCGTGTCTCCGGCGAACCGTAGGGGCACCGTTAACGTCGCCGCGGGCGACTTCCTTAGCGTGCGCGACGAGCCGAGCGCGAAATCGCCGGAGACGCGGCGGCTACAGCGCGGCGAAGCGATCGAGATCATCGGCGATGCCATGAACGGCTCGACGCGCTGGTACAAGATCGCCAGCTCCGACGGCGGCGACTTCGTCGCGGCGCGCTACGTGGTTCTGTCCTGATTTTACCGCCGCGCGACGGCATCGCGCAAAACCACCTCATGAAAGCATCGGAGCGAACCGTGAACACCAACCTGATCCACAACATCCTGAACTTCCTGATCGCGATCACCGCCGGCTTGGCCGGTTTCGACTTCTCCTCGATCGTCTCGGCGTCGACTGCCGGCAAGATCGTGGCTGTTCTCGCCGCCGCCAAACTGGTCATGAACGCGCTGCGCGACGGCCTCGCCGGCATGACGAAGCCGCAGCCGCCCGTCCAGTGATTACGGCTACCTGGTGGACCTTCTTCGTGGCAGCGGTGAAGTCGCTGCCACTGGTCCTCGGTCTGATCCAGCAGATCAAGTCGGCGGCTGACGCCAAGGCAAACCAGGGCATTGGCTACGACCAGGCCGTCTCCGACGGTCTCAAGACGGCCACCGAGCAGCTCGCACAGGCGGATGCGGCGGTTGACGAGGCGAAGGCGAAGCAAGCCGCGCATCCTGACAGCGACGATGGTCGCGACATTTCATTCCGGAGAGACTGATGCTGCGAGTGCTCGCCGCTGCCACCATTGTGCTGATCCCGACGGCTGCGGCGCCGGGAACAACGGTATGCCGGCCAACGTTCAACGACATATTCGAGTTCGAGTGCCGCGAAAAGGAAGGCGTCAAGAACGCCGCATCTTTCTGCGATGTCATGAACCGGCAGGGCGGCGCTTTCCGATGGTCGCGCAATGATACCAGCGAGACGAAAAACCGGGCCGACCTCATCAACGCAGTTGGAAAGCGTCTTTGCGGATGGGGGAAGTAAGATCATGGCTCGCAGAGGACCGCCGGCCGTTGTCGACACTTCCGACGCCTCTTGGCATCTGGATCGCAAGGTGCCGGTAGCCATCATCATGGCGATTTTCGTGCAGACCGGTGGCGTCATTTGGTGGGGCGCTACCGCAGCAGAGCGCCTCAGCGCCCTGGAGCGTAAGGTCGAGCTCGCCGCCCCGCAGGCCGATCGTCTGACAAAAGTCGAAACACGCCTTGAAGCCGTGCAGGACGGCATCAGCGAGATCAAGTCCATCCTTCGCAAAGAACCGCCGCCGGTCAAGGCGCGCTGACTTCAGAAAGCATCACATGAAATTCCGCCTTCTCATGGCGGCTCTGGCGATCGCCTGGGCCGCGACGCCTGCGCGCGCCGAAACCTGCATCGCCTCTCAGTATGGCGTCGGTGACGGCTACCACGGCAAGCGCGCCGCGAACGGCTCGATCTTCAATACCTACGCCACCAGCCCCTACACGGTAGCGCACAAGACGCACCGGTTCGGAACGGTGCTCAGGATCACAAATCTCGCCAATGGGCGCTCCATCAGCGCGGTCGTGACCGATCGGGGCCCGTTCGTCAAAGGCCGCTGTGTGGACCTGGGGCGGGCAGGGGCGAACGCCATCGGCATGGGCGGCACAGCTCGGGTATCCGTCGAATGAACGGGCAGGGCGCTCAGATTCTCACCAGTGTGGCCGCCTTCCGGGGCGAGCTCCAGAAGATGCTGCTCGCTCTCGGCATCGTGCTCCTGATCATGATCGCGCTCTGGGCGGTCGAAGAGTGGCGCTTGCGCAAGATCGGCGCGGCGATGGGATGGGCAGGCATCACCTGCCTTGCGGTCTTTGGCGTCGGCGCTGCGGCGCTCATCACGGTGGGGCTCCTATGAAGGTCCAGGCTCTCGGGATCGCGCTCGGCGTGGCCGCGGCGCTGTTTATCGGCAACGTCAAGGCTCACGACCACCGCAGGCCAGACCTCGCGCCGTGGTTTGAAAGCCTGCGAAGCAAGGGCGGGGTGTCGTGCTGCGACGGCAAGGACGGGACGTCTCTCGACGATCCGGACTGGAGCGTGGACGGCGGGCGCTATCGCGTGCGCATCGGTGGCCAGTGGCACGACGTGCCGGACGAGGCCCTCATCACGGAGCCGAACCAAGCCGGCCACGCCATGGTGTGGCCTGTGACCTATCGCGACGGAAGCATTCACATTCGCTGCTTCATGCCCGGCAGCATGACCTAACAGGAGGGACTGACTATGGCTGATCGTTTCGAAGGCACTTCCACCGGGCTCGACTCGCCTGGCCGCAAAATCGTCGAAGTCTCAACTGGTGTTGACTTCACTGATGGCCCGTGCCGCGCGCTTTGCGTTGGAACAGCCGGGACGGCCACGCTGATCGACGCGGAAGGAAACACCGCGACCGACTATCCGCTCCAGCAGGGTTACAACCCAATCCGCGTAACGAAGGTTACCTTCGGCACCGCGGCTGACGTCTGGGCGATCTACTGATGAGCCCCCCGATTGGACTTGGCCTCGGGCTGGGGATCTCCACTGTCCTTGGGAGTGTGAGTGCGGGCGAAGATGCCGCCCAGTTCGCTAACGGCCCGGCGCCTTCCGGTTTCCATTGGGAATTTGTCACGGTGGACGATGAGCGCGTGACGGAGAACGGCGTCTATGTCGTGACGCTGGTAGCGGATTGAGGGGTTAGAATGCCTGAACTTTTTGCATCGTATCCTCGCGTCATCTCCGAGGCTCGGAAGGCTGGCGCAATCGGCGACAGTTTGACCGCGGACGCCGTCGGCAATGGCTGGACGAACTGGGGATGGCTTGCGTGGGCGCGGCGATACCTCAACGATCGCCTGGACATTCCAGCATCGAATGTGTTTGCGGTCGGCGGCGCGACGGTCGCGAACGTTCGTACCCTGCAATTGCCGGAAGCTTTGGCGGCGGATCTCGACATCTGCTTTGTCATGTGCGGGCAAAACAGCCTCGACGGAGACCCGGCGTCCACCGCTACGATTTGGGCCGATCTTCAAGCGATTTATGACGGCTTGCTTCAGAATGGTGTGTTCGTTCCGGCTATCCTGATGCGCGTCCACGGCTCCGCAGCGCCGCAGAGCGCCGACGTTGTCTTGCAGGCTTCGGCGCTCAATCGATTGATTATCGAATACGCGCGGTCGAGGTCCGGGATGCTGGCAATCGACGTCAACCCGCTCTATCTCGACTTTGCGACCGGGCAGGCGATCTCCGGCTACTTGCGCGACGGCATTCACGACAACCAGTCGTCGGCCAAGGCAATGGGCCGGTTCGTGGCCGACGCGATCTCGGCGGCAATCCCCGCGTTCGACGACCGCATGTCTGTGCTTGGCGACACCTACGACGCCACGAAGAACCCGCGCGGAAACCTGCTGGCCAATGGCTTGTTCAGCGGCACGGGCGGCGGCGTCGCGAATGGAGCGTCGGGCACGGTTGCCGCGAATTGGTCGCTCCAGCGCAACGCGAACAGCGGAGCGTCGGTCGTTGGGTCGAAGCAAACTGTCGCGGGCTACACCAATCTCGCCTCGCAGCGGATCACTGTCGGTGGAACGTCTGATGGGACGGGGCATGTCTTGGCGAGTGAGGATCTGATTACGAACGTCAGCGAGGGTGACGTCCTTCAGGCTCAAGTGCAGGCTTCGTGGAACCTGTCCACCTCCGACATGATCGGGATCGGGTTGAACCTTGTCTATTACAACGCTGGCTTCGGCATCGTGACACAGACTTTCGACGGGTATTTCTCCATGAGCAATGGTGCTTTGCCGTCGGGAACCGACAGCGTGATCTTCAAGACTGAGCCGCTTACGGTGCCGTCTGGCGTGGCTCACATCTATGTCGCTGGCACAGTTCAGCCTCCTGCGTCCGGCTCGCCGAGTGGCACGATTGATTTCTCCCGCGCCTCAGTGCGCAAAGTGATCTAGTAGGCCGCTCCCTCAGGGTCAAAGAAACACCCCGGTGCGGGGGTGGCTGCTCACCACCATTGATGCCTAATCCTGATACGCCTTTATAAGGCTATCAACCTTGTCGAGGTCTTCTGGGCCAAGCCCAGCCCGACCTTTCTCGGCAAGCTGCATCGCGATCATTTGCCAATCTAGAAGCGCTGAGCGAAGATCGCTGCAACGCCGTTTCAGATCGGCTCTTGTCATACCAGCGTCGGCATCAAGGGAGATGCTCCCGTCTGCGTTGTTGACGACGAATGTTTCGTGGCTGAAGTCTTTTGGCATAGGGGCCTCAGAGGTCATCGGTCAGGATCGCCGATAGGCGGACAGGTCGCCATATCGCTTTTGCAGCTTCTTGAACGCGGCACGCGCAGCCTTGCCCGGCATAGGGCGGTCATAGTCGGATTCCGGAACGCGGCTGAAATCGTCCGCGAAGTCTCCCGCCGGTCGATCCGCCAGAATCGCAATGGCATGGTAGGTCTCCGGGTTGGCGTAGACCTGCAACGCGTCTAGGGCGATGCCCAAAGCCCTCTTGTAGCGCTCGACCTCTTTGTCAGCCACGGTCAATCACTCCCCATTCGTCACGCGCGATGCCTGGATCTCGCGGACGCGCTTGTCCATGGCCTCAAATTCTTCATCGCGTTTGATGCACCAGTTGATGCCGGCGATCTGGCCGCAGCCATGACCTAGGCCGAACCCAGCGGCGAAGGCGAAGATGGCGATAAGCCACCCGATGATCTGCATGTCGGTCATAGATGGTGCCTACTGAAGCGTGCGGATGAGGGGCGGAAGACCCCAGATCATGAAGAGGGCGACGGCTAGAGCCGTTCCCGGCCAGATCCACGGCGAACAGCCGTCGCCGTACCATCTCTCAAAAAAGTCCCTCATCAGAATTCTCCTTGCCTCACTGAGGAGGCCCTAGCTATTCGCGTGTTCCGCAATAACGGCCGCCTTGAACTCTTCGACCTTGCTGCTGTTCCGAGCCGCATCAATAACCTGAGTGGTCCAAAGGTGGAGCGTCTGGTCTCCCTGAGGTGGGACGCCGAATTGAGCGGCGATCTTGCGCCGGCCGGAAAGTGGCAAGCCATGCCACATATTGATGATATCGATGCCGTTCATGGCTTCTTGCCGTTTCTCACTCGGCCCCCACTCACTCCTGCTCCTGTAACCGCATGCCATGCAGTAGCTTTCCTGATAGCCAGACCCGTCGCAGGAGACGCCACCAGAGCCCCGCATGTTCAGATGCTTGCAGTTAGCCTGCGTCAGAGGCTCCTCGACCCGCCAGCCGGCCTTGCGAAGCTCGGCAGCCATTTCCTCGTTAGTCATTGTCACCTCCTTGGTTGCCCCGCCACAGCGTTGAACCCCTCAGCCGGCCGCCATCTTGGCGATATGCTTGCAGTTGGCGAAGCCCTCGTCATAGCCGCGCATCAGAGCGTTCGCGAACCATGTAATCATCCAGGCTTCATCCATCGGCTCGCCCATCCCGTTCGTGTATCCTTGCTCGTTGGCGATCTTGCAAAAGGCTGCGGCCCAATCGCTGGCATCAAAGGACGGCAGCGGCCAGTCGGGCCGGTCTTCCGGCTTGGTGTTGGCGTGGTCGATCTCAAACTGAGCGTGGTCGCCATTCATGATCTGCATAAAAATCTCCTGTGTTTGCTAGGGGTTCCTCAGTGACCTCGTCACATCAGGCGTAGGCGCTGCCGGGCTGCCCCGGCTCGTTGCTGTTGGTGCAGGCTTTGTTATGGTCGTTCGCCTTCGGGCACCGCTTGTTCCCGCAGATCGGGCACACGACGAAGTGCATCGCAATATGGCCGCGCGCCTTAATGCACTTATGGCAGCCACACCCGCCCTCACGGATAGCCCTGAAGGTCTGCTCCTGCATCCGATTGATTTCGTCTAAAAAGCTCATAGTGGGCTCCTCAATGACCGCATCGCAGCGTTAGAAGCAAACGTCACAGGTGCAGTGCGGACGCTTTCCGCTCTCACATCGATCGGAGGCGTCGTGAGACGGGTGGAAGGTATTCGCCGCCGCCCGCTCGCGGTCGCAATATGGACATTCGCCCTCATCGACCTGGTGGCGCCGAGTTGATACCCGCCTGCCATTGACGGCCGGCCCCATCTCGCTTGGTACGTCATATTTGGTCATAGGGGGGGCTTCCTCGTTGTTCACGTCGCACTGAGCCGCGCGAGGGACTTCTCGATCTGGTAGTCCAGCGTCTGCCGGCGGTCCTTGGCCCATGGCGGGCGGACGTAGCTCTGCTTGTTCTCCAACTGCTCGACCAGCGTCGAGAGGTTGAGGCCGGTCGGAGTGTCGGCGCCGACTGCCTCGCGCTTGAGGATCAGGGCGGCGCGGGTCTCGGTGAGGGTGGTCATGGTTGGTTGCTTCCTCTGGCTTTCAGGTAGGCATCACGGGCGTAGATCAGGCAATGACTGGCGCAGACACTCTCGATACTGACGGTCACCTTGCCATTGCGGCCGACCGTCTCCAGCCCGTTGGCTTCGATTTTCATGGAGACGGCTTCGGCCATCAGGTCTGCACACCGGGTCGCGTCGCCTTCGGCGGCTTTGACGCGGGCATGGAACTCATCCCTGCGATCGATCGCGGCGGGGATAGCGTCGAGGCGTTGCTGGCCGGTACGGGTCATTCCCAGGCGCCCCATCTGACCCGGCCGCCATCGAGCGCCAGTCTGGCCTCGCCGCGAGACCGGAACACGGAGGCGCTTTCACGGTAGCGCGTGTTTTCGGAGTCCCATTGGGCCAACCGATAGCCGCCGTCCTCCTCATAGCGCTTCAGGCTCGTAACAGGCGGATGTTGTGGCACAGTATCGGCACTGATATGTTCCATGTTTCCCGTTCCGTTCATGGTCAAAACCCCAATGTCACCCTCGGAAAATCAACAACTTAACTCTCTCATCTTTCTGGGCTGGAAACAAGCAGGATTTGATTCTATTACACAAAAACCGTGAATAACTGTGCCGTGGCACAGGATCAGATATTTGCGGCGTTCTCCTGATGGTCGGGCGAGTGGTGCCCATAAACCCGCTCCAGCGTCTTAACCGTCATTCCCAAGAAGCCGGCCGCCTCCCAGATCGGGACGCCGGCCTGCATCATCCACGTTGCCCGGGTGTGCCGTAGGGTGTGCTTCGTGACGCCCTTCAGCTTGGCCGCGGTGACGACCTTCTTCCATGTCCCGTGCGGGTCCTCGACCTGCCGCGCTCCGGGATGGTTCGGGCCGGTAAAGTAGCAAACGAGTTCCTGATCGCCGTCCATCCGTTTCCATCGCTTCAGGTGCGCCGTGATCCGACGACCAAGCCGGACCTTCGGAGCGCGCTTGCGCCGGTCCTGGTTCTTGCCTTCTGGCGTCCGAGACATGACGCCAGCGTTGAAGTCGATTTGCGACCAGCGCAGGGCTAGCAGCACGCCAGGCCGGGAGCCCGTGTAGAGCCCGAGCAGGATCATCCTACGCAGGTGCTGATAGCGGCGGGCCTCCCATAGCAGCCGGGCGGCTTCCGATCGCGTGAGCCATCGTTCCTTCGGCGGATTCAACTCCGGCTTCCAGAACAGCGGGATTGCATCGAGCGGGCCATATTCGCCGTGCCAGTATTTGACGGCAGCTTTGAGCACCTTCAGGTCTCCCCAGGCGCCGGCAGCCGTCTTGGTCTTCACGTATTCCTTGCAGCTCTTAACGCTGATGTCGGCGACGCGCTTCTCGCCCCACCACTTGAGCAGGTTGGAGATATGGTAGCCGATGTTGCGGGCGCTCGGCTTCTCCGGCGCTACTTCGCTTCCATAGGCTGCCAGCACCTCTGCGATCATGGGCGAGCTCGACGGGGTAGGGCGATGCTTTTGCCCAAGGTACTTTTCGAGGAATTTTTCAGCCTTAGCGCGGTCTCCTGCGCCGCAGCCAGTGCGGACGAAACGCGCTCCGTCGCGTATGACGAATTGATCTCTCTTCGGATCGAGGTAGAGTCGGGGGCCTTTTGATCGACGCGGCATTGTCTAACCATTTCCTTCACGTCACCGGGCGTCGTGTAGTAGCGCTTCCCGATCTTGTAAATTGCCAGCCGACCGCGATCAGCCTCCGCGCGCAAGGTGTACACGGAAAACCCAAAGTGCTGCGCTGCGTCCTTCAGCGTGATCGTGTCGGCGTCGCCAATCATGACTGACTTGCCTCAGTATCCTTAGTGACTTGGTGGTGTGCCGGAGGGATGGCGCGCCCCGCAGGATTCGAACCTGCGACCCCGAGGGTAGAATCCTCGTGCTCTGTCCGCTGAGCTAGGGGCGCTGAACTGGTGCCACCGGAAGGAATTGAACCTCCGACCGTCCCGCTACAAGTGGGCTGCTCTACCTGCTGAGCTACAGTGGCGAATTTGGTAGGCGCGGCTGGAGTCGAACCAGCGACCGGAGTGTTATGAGCACTCAGCTCTTCCGTTGAGCTACACGCCTCGTAGAATTCAGTTGGTTGCCGCTTCGAGAGATGCCATAGCACCTCAATCGGTTGGCTCAAAGTAATTTGGTCCGAGCGCTCTTGAGCGCACTTCCGATGCACCATCACGCGCGGGCGGGTGCGGCCAGGCTCGCCGTAGCTGCTGCCGGTGCGGAAGCGCACAGCGGCCAACGGTTTATGCTTCGGCATCTCCAGATATGCCGCCTTACCGCAGATATTGCATTTGCCTTCCTGCTCGAAGAACAGGCGCCGCAACTGCTTCTCTTTTTGCTCTAGAGTAAGTCCCATTTCTCTAGTCCTTGGAGGGCTGCGCTGGTGATCCCACATCTGCATTCAGCCGGTCGGCTATCGAGCGAATACACTCGGTGAAGAACCACATGAAGGCGCAGAACTTGAGCCAGACAACCGGATACTCTACGGTCAATATGCAAATTGCAGCGGCAAGATGCAGCGCAGTCCAGATCCACCTCATCGGGGCTCCCCCGTTGATTTGACACGACCGAGCACGTCCCGCGCAGCCCGCAATGACGGGTCGCCAGCCTCCATCACGTCGACCGGGTCGCACGTTCCGCCCAGTGCGATGATCCGATCTCGGCCGATCTCCAGCAGGTTGACATACGCCAGGCTGAGCTTCTCCAGCGCCTTCACAGCCTCGTCGCGCTGTTTGAACGCACGCTCCGCCATCAGCATGAACTTCTCGGCCACATCAGCCATGGGGCTGCTCCGTGTCCTGGGGTCTGCTCTGAAGCTCGTCGCACAGTTGGCGCCAAACGATGGCCCGGTCGCGCTCAAGATAGGATACCTTGGCGTCAGCATCGAAGAACTCCTGACGCTTCCTGTCGCGTAGGGCTCGGTGTTTTTCGATTTCGGCCGAGTACCAGTCAAACTGCTCTTGCAGCGTCGCCATCTATTCCCCCGTGTTTTGCTGATGCGAAGTCACGGCCGTACCCCTGACCATCGAAAGCAGTAGGTCGCGGAATTCATCCGGCGTGGCGTTGCGGATCTTCGTCTTGTCCTTGCCGCCGACCATCGCCATCATTCCGATGCGGCGGGCCTTCTCGTAGCCATGGCGGGCGAGGGCGGTAGGGTGCAGGCGCTGCTCGCACTTACCCCAGCGCAGCTCAGGCAACACGATCCCGTGCGCGTAGAGCCACGTCGGCTTGCCTGAGAAGTGGCCGTAATGACCCTGGTAGACGCAGCACGTCCAGCCGCCCTGCATGTCAGCCGCGACCCACCCGCCTTCACGCGGCGGCCGGTTCAGGTTGAAGTGAGCCCATGCGTGGCTATCGCACGGGTGCTCCAAGACGCCGCCCCAGCGCCTCACAGCGGCCAGCGCAGCCTCAAAGCAGCCGTCGTCGGCGCCGAGCTCAAACTGATGCGGCTTGCGCGTGGAGCCATGCCAGAAGCGGCCCCAACGCTGGCACGGCGGATGAGCAACAACCGGATGCGGGCCGGCGTAGCGCCTGGCATCCCTGCCGATGTCCCAGGCGTCCACATGCGGGAGGCCGGTATAGGCGCCGTCAGATTCGACATAGAGGGCTGCGATCACGCCACGCCTCCGCCGTGAGGGCGCGAAAGTGCGGACGTGTCAGGCATTGGCTGCCAGTGCGTCGGACGACTGTAGCCATCGGGTTCATGGTCAGTGTCGTCGAGCGTGCAGGTTTCCGCGCTCCAGCAGCCGACGCGCTCATTGTAGGTTACGGCTTCGACTTCCTTCCCGAGGCCGCCTCCAGTCGCCAGGATGCGCGTTCCGTCCTGCGGCGCGGTCTCGATGGGCTGCCACAATGACTGCGGTCCACTCCTGAAGTCCTCAGCCGTGAAGATCGGCAGGTCGTCAACCCACTTCAGTAGTGCCTCATTTCCCGTTCCCATCACCCCTATGCGAACCATCGACCGCTCTACATAGCAGGTCGAATCCTCTCTCGCCGTTCCGGCAGATGCCTGCGGTTCAACCGGGATGCCGGTGCCCTCTACGATCTGGCGCACCTCTTCGGTCGAGCCATTCCAGAGGTAGAAATGTGCAATTGTGCGCCGGTCGCGGAGATCAACAATCGCATTGCTCCTGACCGTGAACCGGGGCGCGGCCGTGCCGGCAGAACAGCTCTGGACCGGGGCGGCGATCGCGGCGACAACGGCGTCAGTGATGTAATCTACAATCGAGCCTTTCGCGATCTGGGGACAATCGCCGACATAGCCGCCAGCGCGCCATTCATTGAACGCCACACGTTGCGCCTCAGAGTCGCGCCAATATTGTAAATTTCCGTTCTTTGCCGCTTGGTGGATGACTTCCCGGTTGGGCTCTCGCACAGCTTGGGCAGCAGTGCGAGTGTCGTTGCGGGCGCGCTCAACAAGGCGCGTAAGATCATCGAGATGCTTTAAATCGATGTCTTGGTGTGTATCCAAAAACCACTGCGCGACAGTGCACGCTGGAAGCATGTCGATATCGCTCATGTTCGCATTGCTTTCTTGTCTGATTTTCGACGCTGCCGCTGTGTCGGAGGAGGCACAAAATCTGCATACCCCTTAGATCGCCAAATCTCGCGCGCCTCTTCTGTGATCGTCAAAAAGCGATCTTTCGGCAGGCGGAAATTCGCAACCGTGACAAAAATCTTTTCAAAGGCGAGACGCGACCCCTCCTGAAGAAGCTGTCGCAGTTGTCCGATATTGCGCAGGCATTCGGCTAGCTCTCGGCGCAATTGCTCGCGCTCCGCATATGGCAGAGCAGTTGACAACTTTTTGTCGATTACCTTCACGCGAAGCTTGTGCATTTCGTACTGCTGCTTGCAGTCGGGAAGGATCTCGATCGGGTCGCCGGTGAGGCTTAGGCCGCCATAACCGCGTTGAGTGATGCGGACGGCAGACGAGCCTTCTTGAGCTTTGAAATGAACCGTTCTGGCGGTCGATTTGTATGTCATGGGGTATCCCCGCTCCCAGCGGACAACCGGGTATCACTATCGGTCATTGGTGGCTCCGTGCGGAGAGGTGAGCGTGGAAGTGGTCAGAGATCGCGAAACATTTCGCAGACGTAGGCGTGCCACGCCTTGACGTACTGCTGATATTCCTTGTGGGTCTTGAGGTAGAGCGAAAAGCGCTCGGCGAGCTGGCGGTTGGTGAATGCGTAGTGCGGGGCGCCGTCGTGTGCTGGAACGCCGATCGCGTAAGATCCGCAGAGGATGTGGTCCGAGTAATAGCGATGCTTGGGTGCCTTGTGGCGATCCCAGGATGCCAATCTCTTGCCCTGGACCTTGTAGAAGTTCGGGCCGGAGCATAGCCCTTCTTCGTGCTCCGGCTTTTCGAGCCTCGACCGTGAGGTCAGGAAGAACTCGGCAAGGTGGCCGGACTGCTCAACCAGATAGATCCGGATGGCCTTCCGCTCCTTGCGAGCCTCGATGATCAGGTCAAGAAGCTCCTCCCGCGTCTTGATACGGCCGGCTGGAGGCGCGATCTCGGGAGCGACAGGGCGGCGAAGTCCAAACATAAAACCCACAGAAATTCTCCTTAAAAATCGGCGGTCTGGCCGTGTGGCGATGTCACCGAGTAGGTGCGGCGCCTTAGCGCCGCTCCGAAAACTCGATGATGTCCTGCGGGACCGCACGCTTTGCGGCGCCGGCAACCTGAAGCTGGACCTTGATCGTGCGCAGGATCTCGCGCGACTGAGCGGCGATGGCATCTGCCCGGTTCGGCAGGATGTTCTCGTGCTTCAGGTCAGTCAGAGTCTCCCAAAGGATGTCCTTGAGGCTACCAGCCGTGAGTGGCCGGATCACCTGCACCGCTGCGGCGCGAGTTGCGACCTCGTTCTTCGGTTTGCGCTTGCCGTTTGCGACGTTGCGCTTTGTTCGTTGCACCGTTTTGGTATTTGACTTCATGGCGTGTCGTCCTTCCTTTGATTTCTCGGTTGAGGTCCATTGTTAGTAGGTAAGCCTCGGCAAACGCGCCGAACTCTTTCGCCCGGTATTTCCGGTCGTACTCACGCTTCCAGGCCTTGTACTCAGGGCGCCGGCAGTATTCGACGTGCAGGTGCATGCGCTGCTTCCGGTACTCGGCAGCCGCCTTGCGGTCGTAGGTACGCTGGAAATAGGCCTTCTTCTTCGCCTTGATGGCCTCAAGGTTCTTGGCGCGGTATTCGATATCGTAGAGCCGCTTTTCTTCGACTTTCTGAGCCTTAGTCTTTCCCGTCCGCCTACCGAGGCCAGAGCATTTCCGGTTGCAATAGAGGTTCAGGCCGCGAGCCCGCGCTCGGTTGACGTGCCCCGCCCACTTGTCGTTGACCTTCCCGCAATGTGCGCACCGATATTTCAAAGGGGCATCCTCAGTTGCGTAGCGTCATCGCTGAAGCGTCAGCGCCAGCACGCCGCAGATCAGAACGAAGATTCCGATGCCAGGCAGCGGCACACCCAACAGCAGCATGATCCCGAGTGCGACGGCGGCGAGGGCGATCATCTGATGAGGCTCCGCACTCCAAGCACGAGGAAGCGCAACGTCGAGACGATGCCCAGCGAGAACATGAAGACGCCAAAGAAGAAGAGGCTTTGATTGATGATGGGCTGGCTGATGTAGTCGGTCATCGCGGCCTTCCTGCATAAACTGGAGTGCCGTCGAAGCGGCGATACGGGATCTGGCGGCTGCAATTAGCGACCTTGCGGCGTTGCTCGCGCGGCTTGCGGGGCTTGATCATCTTCACGCGCGCGGCGTCCTTCTTCTCGATCGAGCGCGCGTAGCCTCCGGACTCAATGAACAGTCGCGTTGCGATCTCGAATGGGTTCAGGCCGGAAAGCTCCCAGAACCCGCGCTCGCCCATCTTGTGCTGCGCGCCGACGCCGGTCCGGTGATGGTACGCGCACAACGGCGTGCACCACTTGTCGTCGGGCTTCTCTTGCATTCCGGTTGGCGGCTTGCCGATGGCATCGCAGGCCATGCGGATGTGCGCGGCCTCCGCAGGCCGGTTACAGAAGCCGATGCAGCACCGCTGCGCGCGGACGTAGCGCAGGTGGGCGTCATCGCGCTGCCTGGGCGCGCGCTGGCGGAGCTCGGTCACTGCACTCTCCGCGACCGCTGCTCAATGTCCTCGCCGAAAGAATGGACTTCCACAAAGCGCGGCTGACGGTCTGAGACCATGATCAGGGTTATGAGAGCGCCTGCAACGGCGCCGAGCACGAAGATTGCAAGCACCAGAGCAAATTCCATTACCCAACCTCCGACATGATGTGACCGATGCGCCGCAGATTATCGAGGTACTGCACATGCTCCTCGGTGCGTTGGTACGCGAGATCCGGCGGGGTACCGCGGCGACGCTCGTTGGCGTAGAAGTTCGTCCAGGAGACTTCGCGAATCTCCTCGCTGGACATGCCGAGCGTCGTACTGGATGAGGCGCCAGCCCCGTCGACATGGGGGAACGGGATGATCTGGGCCATCAGGCATACTCCCCATAGTGAAGCTTGCCGGTCGGCTGGCGGTTGCCGCCGCGGCGAATACGGGTGTTGACGGACATGCAGAGGTGGCGGAGGCGCTCCCAGGTCGCGCGATCGTCGGCGGACCATGAGGCGTCGTCTTCATCGAGCGCAAACGGGCAGGTGGGAAACATCGCGCGATCGAGCAGCCATTTCGGCATCAGCGCGAGCACGAAGGGCGTCCCGTCGCATTCAGGGAGGACGATCGAATTGCGCGGGCCGAGAAACTGCGGCTCGCTCTTCAACGTCTTGCCGACGCGCACGGTCGCCGGATTGCAGCGGGTGTCCGGCTGCCGCACGACGAGGGTGCAGACGTATCCCATCGAGCGATAGGATCGGTAATCAAAATCGGTGCGAGGATCCTCGTCGCGTCGCAGCGCAGGCTTCTTACGGCCGCACAGCGCCTTGAGGCGCGCATAGTCTGCATCGAGTTGCGTCGGTGCGCCGATCGCGCGGCGTCCCATGTCAGTGATGACCGGGCGTTCTAGGTCGGCGAAGAAGATCAGCTTGAGCCGCTCGGCCTCGCGGAGCGTCGACCAGTGCTTCTGCACCTGACCAGGACGGCAGATGATACCGATGTCGTGCGCCGCGCCAGCGCGCAGCAGGTCGACCATCTCAGGGGCAAGATCGGCGCGCATCAGGCCGCCCCAGCAAAGACGGCGGCGAGCACGTAGACGACCCAGCAGAAAAAGCCGATCGATGCAGCGTCGACGGTCGCGCTAGCGAGCTGATTGATGCTCATCGTCCTCTCCATTCAACGAAGAGAACGCTATAGGACTATTCCTATTCAGTCAATAGGAAACATCCTATTCGCAACGCAAAAAAATGTTTCGAAATCGGAACCGGCCTATTTCGGTGGTCGATCTGCTCTTTTTTGTGCAGGCGGAGCCGGCTGAGCATAGTCCGCATTAAGCTCCGGGAATGGCTCGTGCGGGTAGTCGCAGTAGCCCGTCGCGTCACTCATCAGAGCTGCGGGTGGCCTGCCGTCATCGTACAATCCGATCAGCATATCGCGTTCGCCGACGTAGCCTCCGAAGCTGTTCTTGGCGTTTGCCCTGACGCAGACGTGCCACATAAATCCCATGTGCCGCCGCGGTGCTGTAATGCTGGCGCTCTTAATGCTGTCCGGATCCTTCCAAAGGCGCCCCTTGCTCGCCAGGACGGCCGCACGTGCGTCCGGTGGAGCTACATCGGTGGCTGCCGCAGAGCCGTCGGTTTGGCAGCCCGCGAGTGGCGCGGAGAAGGCGGCGGCGATCAGCGGCGCGAGTAATTCCCAACTGTGACGTGACATTCCTGCCACTCCGAACGCTTCAATTTGAAAGATTTCTGAGGGGTGTACTGCATCACGTGCCAAGCGTCTTCCGTGATCCGGAGGAGCTTTTTGATGCACATGTGGACCGTGCCGTCCTCAGCGTGAGACCTGAATATGCAAGTGTCGCCTGGTCGCGGCGGCAGGTGTGGATTCACAAGTGCAGTCGACCCGGACTCATGGGCAGGTGACATAGAATCCCCTGTAATTATAACGCCGTACCCGTCCCGGACGCGGAGGAGTGGTTCCGGTCGGACCACCCAATCAACCGCTTGGTCTGTCACAATCAGTGCCCCTTTGCCGCCCTGCGCCGTGCCAAAGACAGGTAGGTCAGCGGAGCCAAAAAGGTCCGCGGCCGGCCGCACGGCGTCTTTAATATGAGTTAATTGTGACATCTCCCTAGGGTTTGAGGCAACTAAATTGTCCCTCCGCGGTAGAACTACGGGCTCGGAACTAGAACCGTTCTTATGTTCCTTTAATGCTGGAGATTTTAGCTCGACTTCGCTCACGCCCAGCGCCTCTGCGAGCGCGATCCTCGTCTTCTCAGGCAATTCCTGGTTAACGTTCCGATAGATGAACTGCTGCAAATAGGCGTGATTTTTCCCAATGCGCCGAGAGACCTCGGCCATGTTGGTATCGCGTTCCTCGATCTTTTCGAGAATCAATTTCCGCACTGCATCCATAGCTTAAACTTGTAGGAAATATCCTATACGGCTGTCCAATAGGACTTTTCCTCTTGACGAATAGGAAAGTCCCTATAATCTGGACGGCGCCATGACGCTGCATCCGTCCATCCAAGCCCTTCTAAGTGAGATCGACGCCTTCTGCCGTGAGGCGGGAATGAGCGCGAGCGCCTTTGGTTGGGAGGCGCTCAAGGACCGCAACTTCGTCGGTGATCTGGGAAAGGGCCGGCTGCCGAGCGTGGTGACAATTGATCGGGTCCGCAACTTCATCCGGTCTCGTCAGGAGGCGACTGCGGCATGATGTCAGCGCCTTCCATCCGTCGCAGCATAGGCGACGACGTAGCGCACGAGCATTCGCACGACGCGAAACCAGCGCGCGGGCCTTGTTGTCATGCATCCGCAGACCGGGCATGGCGCTTTGACCATTTTGCTTTGCGGCATGATCACCTTTCCTCCAATTTTGAAGTTCCCCATCCGGGGAGCAAGACGGCCGCTGCCGAAGTCCACCAGCCCGGCTCGCCGGCGGCGGCCGTCACACATTTGGAAACGGTGCACGCGTCGAACATTCCTCCATGTGCACCGATGACTGCGGCGGCGTCTTCGGATGCCGCCGCCTTTTCTTCCGAGCTCCCCTCTGCGGGGGATCGCCAGGCGGTCGCTGCCATTGGTCCTGCGTTGGTGGCGGCCGCCGATCGCGACAGCATGAACGCGACCACGTTGCGCGTCATCGCGGCCAGCTCGATCGCTGCCAAGTCCTCATTCGTTTCTGCAAGGGCGTAACTCATGCCGAGAGCATCAGCGATATCGCCGACTTCCGCAAATTTACGGGGTGGCGAAACGTGCACCAAATTCTCGGAAGTGTGCACCATCTCGTTGGCTATCTCGGAACTGTTTCGCTCGCTCTATCCGCAAAAGACCTGGAGCGTTGTCGCTGATCTTCTTGGGCTTTCCGAGCGCGCGGCGAAGTACCGGATGGCCGCGACAAGGCCGTACACGATCGCCGAATTGCGGTCGCTGCTCCAGAGCGAGGAAGGCGCCGAGGTTCTCGAAATTCTGATGGAAGACAGCAAGCCGCAATGGTGGCGGCAGCTCCAGAAGGAGATCGCTCTTTGCCGGGCGAGGGCGCACCAGGAGCGGGCGCGTCAAGAGGTGATGAAACTGGATCAGGAGCCGCTGGAGCTTCGCTCGCGGCGCCAAGTCAAGAGGTTCTCCGATGCCGACCGACGCCTACACGCGAATCTTGCTGAGCAAGAAACGGCCGTGGGCCTTCTTCGTGCGGACGGTGCTCGCCCTGTTAATCGCGCCGTGGCTCAAGCCAAAGGGGCGCGGCGATGACGCACGATAGCTACACGCACGTTCACGAAGCGGATCCGCCCCAGGGCTGATCCCTGCGCATCAACTCGCGCGAGCGAGGCGGGAATTTTGTTGTACTGGAAAGGGCAGGGGATGGAAGCCATCTTCGAACTGTCGCGCGACGATCCATATGTACGCATGACGCCAAAGCAGCGCCTTGCTGAGAGGAAACGGCGTCGTGAAAATTTCTTTGGTGCTTGCCGTCCGGCGCCTCCGCCTGCGCTCGTCGTTGTTGATGGCGTTGATCCAAAGATCACCAGATGGATCGAGGCGAACAAGGCCACGTTTGCCAATCCGCAATACCACGTCATGTGGTTCTTTGATTTGATCGTCCTGACGACGAAGCCGGCAACCACTCTTCCGAAACGTAGGTTTCCGCGTATCGAGGACATCAAGCGGGTCGTCGCTAAGAACTGTGACGTCCGAATGGCTGAGATCGACTCTACCAGGCGCAGCGCTGATATCGTCCGTCCGCGTCAATTGGCCTATCTCCTCTGCAAGGAGATGACGCCATTCTCGCTACCACAGATCGGGGCGCGCTTCGGCGGCCGTGACCACACGACGATTCTGTCGGGCATCAGAAAGATCGAGCGCCTCCGCAAGGAGGACGCCGCTCTCGATGAATTTATCAACGCGTTGAAAGCTGAACTGGAGGCGTCGCTTGCGTAAGCTTCCGAGCCAAACCGTGTTGCGCGAATGGTTCAGCTATGATTCGGAAACGGGCGAATTTCGCTGGATCAAGGAGCCGCGAACCATCGGTCCGTGTCTGGGGAAGGTCGCTGGCACCACGCGCGACAACGGCTATGTCTTCATTTCCGTTCCGGGTTACGGCCAGATCGGCGCGCACCGATTGGCGTGGATCTACGTCTACGGCCTGACCATAGGCGGCGCCGAGATCGACCATCGCGACACCAATCCAGGCAACAACGCCATCGACAATCTGCGGCTGGCGACATCAAGCGAGCAGAAGCAGAACAAGAAGGTTCAATCCAACAATCGCGCCGGCTTGAAGGGAGCATTCTATCACGCTGCCCACAAGGGCAAGAAATGGCGGTCGCAAATCAAGGTCGACGGGAGGGTGATCTTCCTCGGCTACTTCCATACGGCTGAAGAAGCGCATGCGGCTTATGCGGCGGCTGCAATTGAACATTTCGGCGAATTTGCGAGGGTGGCATGAATCCTGTTGTTTTCTGGACTGACGATGTCGTTGCGCGACTGCGCGCCCTTTGGGATGACGATGCGATGTCGGCGCGGCTGATCGCAGAGGAGCTCGGAACCACGCGCAATGCGGTGCTGGGAAAGGCCCACCGCCTCAACCTTCCAGACAAAAAGAGCAACATCGTTAGCCTTATGGCGCGTCGCATCGAGGTTCGCCGTCTCGCAGACAAGCAGCGGCCAAGGCCGGCGCCCAAGTCGATCACCGTACTCGCGCGCACTAAGGGCGGGACGTTCGCTAGCGGATCGATGGTCGTGCGGCCAGCGGGAGAGTTCAAAGCACCGAAGGTTGAAGCGGGCACAAGCAAGACCAGTCCAGCTTATCGCAACCAACTCGGATTCTTGCCTGATATGACGGTGCGTCAGCGCCGCGACATGTTGGCGGAGGCCGTGCGCAATACCGCGGCGCTGCCGGTGGAGGGCTGATGGCGCAACAGCTCTCATTCGACGACTACGCGGCGCGCCAGGCCGTACAGGCGCGCGACGTCGGCATGATCGAAGCCGCCTTCGCAGAGGCGCTGACCGGGTCTGACTTCGCCGAGGTCGCCTATGGCGCGATCTGCCACGTGGCGCGCCGACAGGCGGAGGTACATGTCGACGACGTCCTCCGCTTCTGCAAGGTCAAACCGAGCCATCCCAATGCGTGGGGCGGCGTCTGGATGCGTGCGATCAAGGACGGGGTGATCGAGCGCACGGGCACCGTGAAGCCGTGCCTGAGCGACCCGCTGAAGCACAAGCACAATTACCCGGTCTACCGGTCGGGCGTATTCCATTCCAATCGCCACATGGGAGGCTAGTTTGATCAAAGTCGACGCCGTGCTCTTTCTTGCCGCGAACATCTGCCGTTCATTCGAGGAAACCCGTTATTACCTGAACGGGGTCTTCATCCAGCCGCACCCTGAAAAAGGAGTACTGCTCACCGCTACGGACGGGCATCGGCTCATCTGCATCCACGATGAGAATGGCGAGTGCGCGTCGGCAAAGATTGTCAACATCGATGCCAAGGCGATCGACCAGAAGGCGCTGGACTCCTATCGCAAGGAAATGGCGGTCGATAAGCAGAAGGAAGAGCCCAAGGTCGACATCGTCATCGACGAAGCTGGGATCGTTTCTGTCGGCACCTATCGCAGCATCAGGCCGTGTTTCGTCGACGGCACATATCCGGATTGGCGAGCCGTGTTGAAGCCGGTCTTGGCAGGCGCGCGCGACCAGAAGTATGCGCCTGCGAACTTCAACAATCGCTATCTCGCCGATTTCGGCAAGGTTGGGGCTGTCCTGTCTCCGGACGGCAACAAAAGCGTCGCGCTTCGCGTGGTGTCGTTCGGCGACGGCAACCCGGCCTTGGTTAGGTTCGGCAACATGGATCATGTGTTTGCCATCCTGATGCCAGTGCGGGCCGGCACGTCGAACGAGTTTCCGATCTGGATGAAGCCGGTTTTGGAGCCGGCGCCGGCACCGGTGCTGGCTCCGGCCCAACCAGAACCTGCGCCTGAGCCGAAGAGGGACGCGCCGAAGCCTCGCGCGAAGGCCAGGAAGCGTCCGGCAGCCAGGCGCGCCATTGCGAAGCGCAAGCCGTCTCGTCCGGCCAAGAAGGCGGCAAAGCGCAGGGCAGCATGAAGCATCGCCTCCAGCACGCTCCAGAGCCGCTTACCGACGTCGACGACGCGCTGATCGCGGCTCTGTGGAAGCAGGGCCTCGACACCTACGCGATCGCGAAGCAGCTACATGTCTTCGAGTGGCAGGTAGCAAACAGGCTGTTTCATATCCGGGAGGCTTCAAGATGACGCAGAAAGCAACGGCAACCATCGTTGCGCACCAAGCTGCTCTGTTGGTCTCAGGAGACCGTCAGGAGGCGTATGGCGACGTCATGCTCGGGCTCGGTCGGATTGCCCTGATGTGGAACGGGCTTCTCACGATCGCCGGCAAGGCACCCAAGCAGCCACTCAATGAGCACGACGTGGCGCAGATGATGGTGAGCCTGAAGCAGGCTCGCGCTTACACGGGGCCGCTGCGGATCGACAATCACATTGACGAGGCGGGCTGGTCGGCGATCGCAGGCGAGGCTGCATCACGTCTGGCCGAATAGGGCGGCGTTTCACGTGAAACAAGACGTGAACAAAAATCAGCACATACCGCGGGAGAAGCGCGACGACATGGCGCGCATCGCTCTCGGCGTGAGCATGAACCTGACGAACGCAGAGGCGCGCAAGGCGGTCGCGGGGATGTTTCAGGTGAGCGTGACGACAGCGAAGCGATTGATTTTGCGCGGCAAGTTTCTGGCTGCGAGCGGAGCCGACCAATGAGCCTCACGCCAAAGAATTGGGCGTCGTTTCAGCATTATAAGAACCGGGCGCCGGCCTGGATCAAGCTTCACAAGGCTCTGTTGAGCGACTTCGCATTCACGCGCTTGCCAGTTGCTAGCAGAGCGCTAGCGCCAATGTTGTGGCTGCTAGCAAGTGAATACGAGGGTGGCGTCATCACCGCTTCGCATGAAGAAATTGCGTTCCGGCTGCATATGTCCGATGCCGATCTCGAAGAGGCGCTAAAGCCTTTGATTTCCTCAGGTTTCTTTGCTGCTAGCGACGCGCTAGCAGACCGCAAGCAAGATGCTATCCCAGAGAAGAGAAGAGAAGAGGTAGAGCAGAGGGACAAGAAAGAGAAAGAGACAGAGAAAGAGAAAAGAGGAGAGGGAGAGAAACTCGCTCGCGCTGATTTGCGTGTAGTTCAGGAAGGACAAGGCGATCCGGTGCTGATCGACGCGACCTATGAGCCGTCAGACCGAGCGATCGAATACGCTTACAGCCTGGGCATGAAGCAGGCCGACCTGAAGTCGGAGCTCAGCAAGTTCATCGCGCTGAGCATGGCGTCGCGCGCGAAAAGCTACAATCCGGACATGAGTTTCAAGGCATGGTGCGACCGTTGGCTCGATTTCAAGCGCCAGAAGGATCCTGACTGGAAGCCGGCGCCTGAAAAGCCTGCTGAGCCGGTCGAGGATCGCAGCGAGTGGCACATCGTTGTTGGAGGGACGCTGGAGCACACCTGCTGGAACGTGGTGCGCCGCGAGCGCGGTGAGAGGCCGCTGTTCCTCTGCAAGCAAATACGCAAGGACGGGACGATCGTGGACAACGCGGCGTTGTGCCCGACGCTCTTTCCGCCAGGCTTTAACGATTTCGGCGAGCGCATCGAACCGGCATCGGAGGACGCGGCGTGATGTTTAGTCCTAGCCAAGTGATGGAGATCAATTCGTTCTATTGGAGCCTCGACGTGCCAGTTAACGAGATTATCGCGGCATTTGGCTTTAAAAATCAGCATGAACTGCTGCGAGTAATTGGTCCTTGCAAGGTTGAGTGGCAATGCTCGTATTGCGATGGAGACATCGAGGCAAGGACTAGATCTCAGCTAAAGGCGATCGTCGACAAGAAGCGGGATTTTGACAGGCGCGGCGTCTATTCGTTGGCGCAGTATGAGTTTGATTGTTGCGCGTCGTGCAGTCAGCGGTTGATTCAAATTGATCGCGAAATGCACGAAGCAAGATCTAAGCGCCAGCGAGAGGAACTCGATAGAAATCTCAGATCTTTGAAGGGTATGCCGTACAGGCAATATCTGCAAACGGAGCATTGGCAGAATGTTCGTAATTCTGCGTTGAAGAGGGCGCGCTTTAAGTGCCAAGTCTGTTGCTCGGAACAGCGGCTGCAAGTTCACCATCGGACATATGCGCGTAGGGGCGAGGAGCTACCGGAGGACCTGACAGTGCTTTGTTCGAAATGTCACGGTGTCTTTCATGAGACTTCAGAATTGGCAGAGCGGGGTAGAGCAGATGCACGATAGTGATGCTCTTGTTGAGGTCGGAAAGTTGATCGTCATTGCTCGCGGCATTATTGGCCGACGGGCGATGCGCAGTCTGATCGATGGGCTGAACACAATCGCAAAGGGCGAGACGGTAGATATTTGGCGCCAAGATCAGCCGCGCGAGCCTAGCGCCATGACAGTCATCGAGCACCGTCCTGTGCTGAAGCGCATCGACATCGGCCAGCGCGGCGAGGTCGATCGGCGCCGCGACATCACCGAGGCGCTGTCAGGCATCAGCCCGACGGAGCGAGACCGGATATGGAAACATGTGGTGCAGGCGTCTCATGACGGACTTGGCGCACCGGTGGAAGCGGGGGACGCGTATGATGGGGCCTGAAGATCGTCCGAACTGGTTCATCCTGCTGGCCGAGCCGAACCGGGAAGGCAGGGCGGCCGAAGGGCTGCGCGAGCGAGGCATCGACGCCTACGCGCCGAAGGTGCTGAAGCGCATGGTCAGGCGCGGCCGGAAGGTCGAGGTCGAGCGACCGCTCTTTCCGGGCTATCTGTTTGTGAGGCTGATCGAGGGTGTTGACGACTTCCGCATTCCCAAGCGCGTCGTGGGCGTGCGGGACTATCTGCGCTTTGAGGGCATCCCATGCGCCATCCAGGAGGGCGCCATTGACGCCATCCGGCGCCGGGAAGGGATCGAGATGGAGCGGGCTCAGCGGGCCATCAGCGGCGTGCACAACTTCGCCAAGGGCGAGCCGGTGCGCGTGGCCGAGGGACCTTTCAGCGGGTTCGCCGCAGAGGTATATTCGCTCGATCCTAAAGGGGCGATCACGGCGCTGGTCAACCTGTTTGGGCGGAAGACAAAAGCCGTGTTTGATGGCGCTCAACTGGAGAAAGTGTGATGATTGGACCGGAGCTATCTTCTGGGAAGCGCGTCATTTACTCAGGGTTCACTGAAGACCCTGATTTTTGTGATCAGATCGCTCGGTTCACCAAGGCTATGGAATCTCCATTCGATCCGATTATGTTTGAGGGTGAGCGGTGGCTGGTAACGGATGTGACGTATGGCGAGCCGACTCAACGAGGGCAGTTATGCGCCGTCTACGCAGTGCCTGTTGAGGGCGCAACTTGAGAAGGTCTAGGCGCGGCCAGGCTCGACACCGGTCGACCTCCATGCGCGCAGCCTCAGGAGCATGATTTGGCTCTCCCTCAGCCGCTCGCGGTAGAATTCAGGGTCGAAGCTGCGATTGCCGTAAGCGCCTCTGGCATCCTCTCGCATCATGCGGCGCCAGCGCTTCAGCGTTCGAAGGGAGCTAGCGCGGCCATACGCAACGCGGTCAGAGACCGACATAGCAGCAAGGGCGCGGTTGTGGGCGGCAATCATAGCCTGGGTCTCAGGATCAAGGTCGGCCACGTTCTCAGGCGGTCGTTTCTTCCTTGGCATGGGGCTGATCTCGCAAGTGCGTCGCAGATTGACCACGTCTCATGGTTGCAATAAGAATATGGCAGAAGGCGAGATAGGGGGAGGACTATGTTTCGAGTCCTATTTATGGCAGGATTGACGGTTATTCTGATGTACGTTTTCGTCTCGCAAGACGAGCAGAGATATTACGAAAACAAGGCTTTACGTTCAATTTCCTTGCAGAATGATAGTTCTCGATCGCTCTCGAAATGATACATCGGTGGCGCTCGATCTTGTCCGAGCTGCCGCCGCTCAGATCGTTTGCATAGGCCACGCGCTAAATTTTGCTGATGTCGGTCTGAGCACGCTATTGCCAAACTTCGGCGTAGTTCTCTTCTTCCTGATCTCGGGTTTTGTCATCGCTGCGACGCTGTCGGCTCGGTCGACGGATCCTGCTTATGGTCCAATCGATTTCGCTATTGATCGTTTCGCGAGAATATACACGGCGTTTCTTCCTGCGTTGCTCATGATTGCCATCGTCGACTATTCCATGGCCTGGGCCCTTCACCCGCTGCAAGGTGACTCTGCCAGTCTCAGGACGCTTTTCGGAAACCTTTTGCTGCGCGGAAACCTGCCCGTTTGGCCTAGAGTGTCAACCTTTGGCTCGGCCGGACATCTCACTTCGGTGGCGATTGAGTTTCATATTTACTTCTTTGTCGGCGCCGTCTTCTTTTTGCTCAAGGGGCGCCAAGTCTGGTTGTGCGCGGCTGTTATCGTGTTCCTTTGGTGGGTGCCAGTCGAATACAGCTCTGCAATCCCTGGAACTGATCGCACCCTGTTCATCTTTTGGCTGGTAGGGTTTGCGGTCTACCACGCAGCTTCGTCTGTGCCGAATATTCCCGCCCTTAAGGTGCCGGCAGCGCTGCTGTTGGTCGTCTCCATCGCATGGTGGATCTGGCGCAGGACGAGCTTCGACTACGACTTGGTCAACCTGCCGCCGCTCGGCATAGCTCTATTCAGTTTGGTCGTCCTCACTCAATCATTATCGGTGATGACTCCCATTGCACCGTGCGTCCGCTTCTTTGCCGACAAGTCCTATTCCCTATTTTTGATCCACCTGACGATCATAAAGCTTGTCTATGCTCTCCCGGTCGATCGTAGGTTGGCGATCCTGGTTGCTGTTATCGTCTCAAATGCGGCTGCGGTCGTCTTCGCACGCGCGTTCGAGCAGCAATATAGAAAGCTGGCCGCTGCCATTAAGGCGGTCGTGGAGCGATCCTTGCTGAGGAAAGAGCCTTCACCGGCGTGAAGTTTTCTTGTTACCTGTGGGATGCGTGTGGATAAGCAAAACAGCCATTGTTGCTTTTCCGCAAATCACCTAGCGCTCGAATCTAGACAGAAGTCGCATGCTGGATACCCGGTTAGAGGCCGCGCCTTCGGGCGGTAAGTGGAACAGCAGTGCACCGGATAACCGGTAGTCCGCGCATTTGTGCGCGGTGTTGGCTTGTCTGCTTGGAGTGTATCATGTGACCGGAAGTGATGCCTAAACCTCTCGATGTACGACAGCGCAACCGAGAGCATGACGCCAAGCGCAGGACAGCACAGCCATGGCGGAAGCTATACAACACAGCCCGATGGCTAGCGCTGAGGGAAGCCCAGCTTAAGCTCCACCCACTGTGCAAGCGGTGTGAGGACAGAGGCAAGGTAGTTCGTGCTACCGTTGTACATCACAAGGTGGCGCACAAAGGAAATCCGGATCCCTTCTTTGATCCCTCCAACCTAGCCTCCTCCTGTAAGCCATGCCACGACATAGACGAGCAGCGCATCGAACGTGGTGGCCGAGCAAGGCAAATGGTTGGGCCTGATGGATGGCCTCTCGAAACTTGAAAAATTATCGAAATAAAGTTTCGTTTTCAGGCATGGGGGTGGGTCAAATCTCTTTTGCCGTTCGCTTCCCGGACCGGTGGCGCCCTCAAAAACGAAATTCCGCAAGTTTCCGGGGTTTTTTGGACATGGGTAAGAGGGGGCCACGGAAGAAGCTCTCGGCGATCGAGGCGCTTGAGGGAAATCCGAGCAAGCGACTGATCGAGGAGAGCGGAGTCGAGGCGCTTGGGGAGCCGTTTATCGCCGAGCACCTGATGGACGATGCGCGTGGTTGCATCGAGGTCATCAAGGCGTCGATGCCGGCCAGCGTCTACTCAGCTCTCGACAGTTTTCACCTTGCCGCCTTCGCGATGGCATGGGCAGTCCACAAGAAGGCCGCACTGGAGATCAGCAACCCGGACTTCTCCTGGATCGTCACCAATTCCGCGGGGTCTGAAACTCAGTCGCCATGGATCAAAATGATGAACAACCAGGCGGCAATTCTCGCAAGCCTCGGCGATCGGCTCGGGCTCGATCCAAAAAGCCGCGCCGCGCTCAAGCTGCCGGGCGCCAAGCAAAAGAAAAGCAAGTTCGCCGGGCTGCTCGGGCAGAACGGGTCATCGCCTTCATTGAGCAACTGACCGTTCCGTCCGGTGAAGGACAGGGCGGCCGTTTCAAGCTTCGTGAGTGGCAAAAGAAGTTCATTCGCGACATCTATGAGCCGCACACGAAGGCCGGCTTGCGGGTGGTGCGGCGCGCGATCCTGTCGATCGCCCGAAAGAACGGTAAGACGGCGCTGATCGCCGCCCTGGTGCTGGTGCATCTGATCGGACCGGAGGCGATCCAGAACGGGGAAATCTACTCCGCGGCGAACGATCGCGAGCAGGCCGCGCAGGTCTACAAGGTAGCGTCGCAGATCGTGCGCGCCGATCCTGAACTGAGCGACATCCTGCGGTGCGTCGACTCGACGAAGACCATCGCATGCTACGGCAACGGTAGCTTTTACCGGGCGATGTCGAGCGAGAGTGGCACCAAGCATGGCTTGAACCCGACGTTCGTTATCTTCGACGAGCTCGCGCAGGCAAAGAACCGGGAGCTTTACGACGTCCTCGACACCTCGATGGGCGCCCGCGCAGAGCCGCTTTTCGTGGTCATCTCGACTCAGTCGAATGATCCTGAACACATTCTGTCAAAGCTTATTGATGACGGCATTAATTCGCGAGATCCGCGCATCGTCTGCCACCTCTACGAGGTGCCGGAAGACACGAAGGACATTTTCGATCCGCGGGTTTGGAAGAAAGCAAATCCGGCGCTCGGTGATTTCCGATCGCTGGCCGACCTGAAGGCGATAGCGGACAAAGCGGAGCGGATGCCGGCGGAGGAGCCGAAATTCCGCAACCTCTATCTTAACCAGCGCGTCGCGCCGATCGCATCGCTGATCTCGCGGCGAGAATGGATGGCCTGTGCGGGCGCCGCGGACTTCGCTGAAAAGGAAGAGGTCTATCTCGCGCTGGATATGTCGGCGGTGGTCGACCTTACCGCCCTCGTTATGGGAAGTGCGGGCGAAAAAACGAAGGTCAAGGCGTTCGTCTGGAAGCCGGAAGACCTTCTGAAGGAACACAGCGACCGCGATTTCGGGTCGGGAAATAACCGTTACGGCGAGTGGCACAAGGCAGGTCATCTGCTCGTTTCGCCAGGTCGGTCTATCGACCCTGAAGTGATCGCGCGGAAGATTGCCGAATTGTGCGGACAATACACCGTGCTCGGCCTTGCTTATGACCGGTGGCGCATCGCTGACTTGCTGCGCGCGTTCGATCGCATCGGCCTTGAGGCTTGGGAAGACAAGGGCGGAGACAAGCCAGGTTCTGGACTTCGCCTCATTCCGTGGGGTCAAGGTTTCAAGGACATGGCGCCGGCGATCGACGCGCTGGAGCTTGAAGTCGTCAACCGACAGTTGGAGCAGCCGGGAAATCCGGTCCTGACCTGGGCGATGGCGAACGCCGTCGCCTCGATGGATCCGGCCGGAAACCGGAAGCTCGACAAGGACAAGGCGCGGTTTCGTATCGATCCAGCCGTCGCGCTGACCATGATGGTGGGTCTGAAGTCTCGGGACCGCAACAACAACATCGTTCAGACGTCGCCTTGGGATGATCCTAACTACAGTCTGGTGGGCTCGTGAAGCTTTTCAATTTCGAGATCCGCCGGACTGAAAAGCGCGCTTCTCCGGAAGACCCGCGCGTTCCAGTGAGCGCGGAGAACTTCCTGTCTTACTTCGGCGTGCAGTCAGGCAATCTTCCGGCGGTCACGATCGATAGCGCGTTGCAGGTGCCGGCGGTGGCCGCCGCGGTTTCGTTTCTCCCGGCGAGCCTCGCCAATCTGCCGCTGCATGCATATCGGGCGAAAGAGGCCGGCGCCGAGCGGATCAAGGGCGGAATTCAACGGCTGTTGAACGAAGCGCCGAATCCGGAGTGGACGAGCTTCGGCTGGCGCAAATATTTCTGGCAGCAGGTCTTCACGGGCGGGCGCGGCCTGTCGTGGGTCGAGCGCGCCGGCGGAAATGTCGTCGGAATCTGGCCGATGGACCCTAGTTCCACCACGGTCCAGAGGGTCAACGGTCAAAAGGTCTACCAGTTCGGGGGGAAGACGTACCCTGCGGCGGACGTCATCGACCTTCCGTTCATGCTTCGACGCAATCAGTTGGGGGTCTACGGGCCCGTCATGCTGGCGTCGCGGGCCATTCAATTGGCCCTAGCGATGAACGATTACGCCAGCGGGTTCTTTGCTGGTGGCGGCGTTCCGCCTCTCGCGCTTGTCGGCCCGATGCCGGCGGGGCCGGATGCGGTGAAACGCGCGCAGGGCGATATCAAGCGCGCGATCGACGCCGCAAAATCGAACAGCGAACCGGTCTTTCCGATCCCGGCCGGGTACGAATTGAAGCCCGTCGGCTTCGATCCGGCCAAGGGCCAAATGACGGAGGCGCGGCAGTTTCAGGTTGTCGAGATCGCGCGCGTCTACAATCTGCCTCCGGTCTTCTTGCAGGATCTGACACACGGCACGTTCTCGAACACCGAGCAGCAGGATCTCCACCTCGTCAAGCATCTGATCGCCCAATGGGCGAGCGCGTTTGAGGAGGAGATCAATCTCAAAATCTTCGGCCGGACAGGCAACCGCTATGCCGAGCACAACCTTGACGCGCTGATGCGCGGTGACTTCAAGAGCCGCATCGAGGCGCTCGCGCGCGGCGTTCAAACGGCGCTTTACACGCCGAACGAAGCGCGTGCGCTCGACAATCGTCCGCCAATGGAAAACGGCGACAAGCTCTACATGCAAGGGGCAACCGTTCCTCTCGGCACCACGCCGACCGCGCCGGGCGCGACGCCGACGACCACGCCGCCGGCGACTGAGCCGGACGACAACGGAGATGACAATGAGCCTGGAACGACGGGCGACGACGAGCCCGCCTGAAGTCCGCGCGAGTGACGCCGGCAAGGTCGCGAAAGGCTATGCCGCGCTGTTCAACAATCGGACGGAGATCGGTGATTTCTTCACCGAGACGATCGCGCCTGGTGCCTTCGCCGAGACGCTGAAGAATTCGGACATCCGCGCGCTGATCGACCACGACAGCGGGCGCGTCATCGGCCGCTCATCGGCTGGGACACTGCGCCTGAAGGAAGACGACAAGGGCCTCGCCGTCGAGATCGACCTCCCGGACACGACCGACGGTCGCGATCTGGCCGTTCAACTGGAGCGCGGCGACATCTCCGGCATGTCGTTCGGCTTCCGCGTGACGCACGATGAATGGGACGAGTCCGGCAAGGTGCCGGCGCGTACCATCCACAAGGTCGAACTGTTCGAAGTCAGCGCCGTGGCGTTCCCTGCCTATGAAGACACCACGATCGCTCTGCGGTCGCTGGACGACGCGCGCAAGGAACAGAAGCGCAAGAATTTCAACGCGGCGGCTCATCGCCTTCGCATGAAAACCACCCTCGATCTGCAAACGCGGTCGCGGAGTAAAGCCTAGGCATCCCGCCGAAGCCCAATGAAACGGCGCGCAGCGCCATTTTTTTGGAGAAGACCACATGACCATCAAGGAACTGCGGGAGAAGCAGGCGAAGATCGTCGCCGAGGCCCGCGAGCGTCTCGATCAGATCGACAAGGCCGACGAAGCCCGCGCGAAGGAGCTGGAGACCCAGCACGACGCCGCCATGGCTGAGTATGACCGCCTCGAAGCGCAGATCGCGCGCGAGGAGAAGGTCGCTTCGATGGAGCAGCGCGCCGAAGAGCTTCGCAAGAAGCAGCGCCCGACCAATCCCGACAGCGAGGCCCGCGGCGAGGACGATGGCGAGAAAATCGAATACCGCAAGGTGTTCGCCAAGGTAGTCTGCGGCGTCAACCCGAGCGATCTGGAGCCGGAAGAGCGTGCTGTTCTGCGCCAAGGCGTGACCAAGTTCGAGCAGCGCGCTCAGTCCGTCGGCACCACCACCGCCGGCGGCTACACCGTTCCGACCGAGCTCGCGGATCAGATCATCCGCTCCATGCTCGCCTGGGGCCCGATGTACGATCCCGGCGTGACCACCGAAATGGTCACCGCCAGCGGCAACCCGATCAAGATCCCGACCGTCGACGACACCACGGTCACGGCCGTGGCGCACACCGAAAACACTGCGCTGACCGACGACGGCGGCTCGGACGTCACCTTCGGACAGAAGTCGCTCGACGCCTACGCCTTCGACACCGAATTCGTTCGGTGGTCTTGGGAACTGGATCAGGACTCCATTTTCAATATGGAATCCCTGCTTGGTTCGCTGCTCGGCGAGCGTCTCGGTCGCATCGCGAACCTGCGTCTGACCACCGGCACTGGGTCCTCGCAGCCGAACGGCATCGTGACCGCTTCGACCCTCGGCGTCACCGCCGCGGCGGTCGCCGCGATCACCTTCGACGAGATCATCGATCTCGAACACTCGGTCGATCCGGCCTATCGGTCGAGCCCGAAGGCTGCTTACATGCTGAACGATAGCACCCTGAAGGCTATCCGGAAGCTGAAGGACGGCCAGGGTCAGTACATCTGGCAGATGGGCGACGTGCAGCGCGGCGTTCCCGGCACCCTCAACGGCCGCCGCTACTACATCAACCAGGCCATGGCCTCGCTCGCCACTGGCAACAAGACCATGATCTTCGGCGATCTGAGCAAGTATTTCGTCCGCAAGGTCGGTTCGCCGGTCATCGGCGTGATGCGTGAACGGTTCTGGCCGGATCTCGGTATCGCCGGTCTCATCCGATTCGACGGCGAGCTCGGCGACACCGCCGCGGTCAAGCATCTGATCCAGGCGTAATTCGACGGGGCGGGGCTTTCGGGCCCCGCCTTCCATCCCTCTGTTTCTGGAGCGCGCGCCAATGGCCGACGCAACTTATCAAGCCAAGGTCTACAAAAAGCCTGACGAGCTGGTCGTCGCGTCCGGCGGAAAGATCACCTTCGAAGGCCAGACGGCCGTCACGCAGGCCACAAGCATCACCACTGGTGTGACTTGCAGCGCCATGACCGGCGTTATCACCACGGTCAGCCAGACGGTTGCGGCAGGCGCCGAGGCCGAGTTCACGGTCACGAACACCATGGTGGCTGCGACCGACGTTGTTGTCGCCTGCATCAAGACGCACACCTCGGCCGGCACCTTCGCGGTTGACGTCTCCGCGGTGGCGGCAGGGTCGTTCAAGCTTCGGCTTACGAACCTGCACGCTTCGGCGGCCGGCGACAACGTTCTCGTGATCAACTTCATGGTGCTGAAGGCGACCGCGTGATCATCGAAATGACCGTCAGCCTTTCGGGGCCGGCATACCTTCTTGAGCCAGGCGACCGGCGCGACTTTCCGCAGGATGAGGCGTTGCGCCTGATCGCTGCCGGGTTCGCCGTGCCGGTCTCTGAGCCGCAAATCGAGCGGGCGATCGTGGCTCCGGCTGTCGAGACCCGTTCGGACTTCTCGCATCGCAAGCAAAAGCACCGCCGCTGATGTGGTATCCCGCAACGATCACGGTCGCGGCTTCGTCGGAGCCGGTCTCTGCTGCCGAAGTGAAGGCGCAAGCCGAGATCGATTTCACGGATGACGACACGCTGATCACGATGTTGATCGCCGGCGCGCGGGCGTTCGCAGAGAAATATTGCGGGACACGCTTCGCGACGCAGACGATTTCCGTCAAGTGCGACTGCTTTGCAGATTTCGCAAAGTTTGCCGAGGCTCCGGTCCAGTCGGTCACCTCGATCTCCTATGTCGACACCGACGGCGCGACGCAGACGCTCGCGACCTCAGTGTACGAGCTCCGGAACGATGGTCTGGAGGTTTCGATCGCGCTGAAGTACGGCCAGGTATGGCCCGCCACGCAGATCGGATCCCGGATCACGGTCGTGGCCGTGGTGGGTTATGCGACGGTGCCGGATGACGTGAAGCGTGCCTTGCTGCTCTATATCGCCGGCGGCTACGCCAACCGTGAGAACATGAAGGACAGCGACTGGACGGCGTTCGATAGCCTACTGTGCAACCATCGTCGGAATGCCTGATGATCCGCGCTGGCTCACTCGATCGCCGCATAACAATTCAGCGGCGGACCGTCACGCAATCGGCGTCCGGTGAGGCAACAGAGGTGTGGGCGAACGTTTCGGTGCGCCGACCGGCCTCGATGTGGCCGCTCAAGAGCGATGACGAGAGTTTTCGGTCGCCAGAAACGGTCAGCTATGAGCGCGTCGAGTTTCGAGTTCGATATTCGGCCGACGTCGCCGACCTCTCGCCGGTCGACCGCGTCATTCACCCAGCGCTGACAGCAGAGCAGGCTGCTGACCCGTCCTATGTGATCCACACTCGCTCGATCTACGACGTGCTGGGCACCCTTGAAATCGACCGTCGCAAGGGCATCAGGATCATTACTAAACGGCGCGCGGACGTGGTGACGTAGCGATGAAAGATATTCGCGCAGCATTGCGAGAGTTCCTTCTAAGCGATTCCGAAATAGTCGAGGTTGTCGCCGCCAGAATATTTCCCATTGTGCTGCCACAAGGGACGGTCCTTGCCAGCGTTGTCTATAGCCGTGTTTCGAGCGGAGGAGATTACGCGATGCAGGGGCCAACTGGTTACGCCAGGCTTCGTCTTCAGATCGACGCATGGGCGCCTAGCGCGGACGCTGCATCGAACCTCTCCAATCTCATCAAGGCGAGGATGGATGGCTATCGCGGTGTGATGGGTTCCGGCGCCAACGCCGTCCAGGTTCATGGGGTCTTCATCGCTGATCAGCGAGAGGACTACGACGACACCGTCCAACTCCATCGAAACAGCAGGGACTATTTCGTTCACCACGTCGAGTTGTGACGCTCAAACAGGAGATTGAGTTATGACGGACCTTACCATCACCGCTGCTAACGTCGTGGCCGGCGCGGGTTCCAGCAAATCCACCGGAACCGCTGGCGAAACCATCACCGCGGGTCAGGCGGTGTATCTCGCGAGCGCGACGAAGAAGTACATGAAGGCCGACGCCAACGCCGCCACCGCGGAGGCGCGCGAGGCGGTCGGCATCGCTCTCAATGGTGCCTCTCTCAATCAGCCGTTGACGGTCCTCCGCAGCGGCCCCGTGACGATCGGCGCCACGATGACGGCCGGCACCGCTTATTATCTGAGCGACACCGCCGGCGGGATTTGCCCGGTCGCAGACATCGGCTCCGGCGAGTACGTGTGCCTGATCGGTCTTGCGACGTCGACGACCGTCCTCTCCGTCAATATCCAGTACACCGGCGTCGCGCTCTGATGGCTGGCACGTCGCTCACCGTCACATTGTCGGCAAAGCTTCCCTTCTGGTGGAAGGCCTATATCGCTGCGTTGATGTTTTTCCAGGACTTCCGAGTCCTCCACGTCGATCCTGAAAAGGCAGCGAATTTCATCGCCCGCCACACGACTGCTAGGTGCGGATCATGGCGCGGCAAACTTTCAGAATAGAAGGTTTGAGGGAACTCGACGCGGCGTTGGAAGAACTTCCCCGCGCGACTTCGCGGAACGTCCTGCTGCGCACCCTGAAGGAGCAGGGCCAGCCAATTCGCGATGACGGCGAGAGGAATGCTCCGGAACTCACGGGCGGCTTGAAACAATCCTACGCGGTCGCGACGAAGCTTTCGCGACGGCAGAAGAGCCAAAGCAAAAAGGAAAGCATGGTCGAGGTTTATATCGGCCCGGCCCCGTCCGCTAAGAGCATTCAAACTGAGTTCGGCAACGCTCATCAGGCTGCGCACCCGCATCTACGGCCTGCCTTTGATGGCAACGTTCAGCGCGTTCAGAATGGAATTAAGGACGAACTGAAGAGTCAGATCGACAAGGCGACAGAGAGGCTCGCCCGTAAGGCGGCTCGCGCGTTGGCGAAGATGAAAACCTAGCCGCGGCCCTGCGGCATCCTCAAAACAGCGTCGGCGCTCAGGGCAAGCGCACATCAACAATTTTAGACGGAGAGCACCGATGGCCGCTTCTGAAGCCAGTCTTGGCTATGGCAGCAAGTTCAAGATCACGGATCCCGACACCTCCACGTTTGTCGAGATTGCGGAGGTTTACAACATCACGCCTCCGAACTTCGAGGCCGACGACGTCGACGTGACGCACAACCAGAGCCCCAATCGAACCAGAGAAACAATCCCTGGCCTGAAGAGCCCCGGCGACTGCTCGTTTGAGATGAACTTCGTTCCAGGTTCGGATTCGGACGTGCTGCTTCGGAAGCTGCTGACCTCCGGCGATCAGGTCGACTGCCAGATCGAGTTTCCGAACGCGGAGACGTGGGACTTCCTCGCTGCCGTGAAGGGCTACGAGGTCTCGATGCCCACCGACGACAAGATGACGGCGACGGTGTCCATGCAGGTCAGCGGCGACATCTCGGCTTCGACCTGACATGAGCGATGCTATCCTCGGTTGGGGGACGATTTTCCAGACGGAAACCACGGCTGGATGGTCGACCGTGGCGGAGGTTACGTCCATCAGTCCGCCCAGCCCGTCGCGGGATAGCATCGACGCCTCCCATGAGAACGGTCCGGACGACTGGAGAGAGAGCATCCCAGGCGTGAAGTCTGGCGGCGAAGTGAAGCTCGAATTCAACTTCGTCCCGGGCGGTGAGACTTACAATGACCTGATGTCGGAGCTCGATGACAATCTCGTCCGCCGCCGCAGGATCGTCTTCCCCAATGGCGCCATCCTGCCGTTCTCGGCTTTCCTGACGTCTCTGGAGCCGACAGTTCCGGTTGACGCTCAGATCAAGGCGGCGGCGACATTCCAAGTTTCAGGTGAAATCGAACCGTTCCAGTAAAGGGAGTTCTGCGTTTGGCGAACAAACACAAAGGCGAGGTGAGTTTCGAGGTCGCGGGAGTGAACTATACGATGAGGTTCTCCGCGAATGCCCTCTGCGAGCTGGAAGATGCGCTCGACATGGGGATAAACGCCGTCGCGACCCAATTGGGAAATCCGGCGTCTTTGCGTCTGAAGACCGTTCGCGCCGTCTTCTGGGCCGGTCTCCGTGACCATCACCCCGACATGACCACAGTTCAGGCCGGCGATCTCGTGACCGAGCTCGGCATTCCGAGGGCGATTGAGTTGGTCGGAAAGGCGTTCGAACTCACATTCCAGGATGCGCCAAAGGTCCGCCCTCTGAAGCCGGGCCAGCCGGGCCCGGCGACGACCGATCAACCGGCTGGGACTGGCTTGCACTCCTGAAGCAATGGGAGGAGTGCGGGCTTCCGCCCGATCAGTTCTGGTCGAGCACTCCTCGCCAAATCGCCGCGTCTTTCGAAGCCAGGCAGGTTATCGCCGTCCGTAACCACAATGAGCGGGCTTGGTTGGCGTGGCACATCGGCGGGCTGTCCAAGCCCCTCAAGAAATACCCGTCTCTGGATTCGCTCAAGATCAAAGAGCCGGCGGCGCGCCGCCAGAGCTGGGAACAGCAACTGGCGATCGCCAAGATGTGGGCGGCCAGAAGCCGGGGCAGGATAGGTAGGGCAAACTGATGGCTGGAGCCGTAATTGGCGCCCTCCGGGTCGTCTTGGGCGCTGATACCGCAGCGCTCGAAAAGGGCCTGAAGGATGCTCAGACGGGGCTTGCCTCGTTCGGGGCAGCCGTCGGTACCGGACTGGCTGCGGCGGCGACCGCCGTTGTCGCGGCCGGAGCGGCGATCAGCGTCGCGCTCGGCAAGACCATCAACGACATGGACACACTGAGCAAGACGTCGCAGAAACTCGGCGTTCCTGTCGAGCAACTCTCGGCTCTTGCCTATGCTGCGGACCTCTCAGACGTCTCTTTCGAGGCGCTCAGCAAGGGCGTCGCCAAGCTGTCAAAGGCGATGGTGGAGGCGGCGGCGAAGCCGACCTCTGACGCGGCCAATGCGTTCCGCGCGCTTGGTGTGTCTGTTACGGATGCCTCCGGAAAGCTGAAGTCTTCTGACGTCATCATGGCCGACGTTGCCGAGGCGTTCTCCGGCCTGAATGATGGGGCTGGAAAGACCGCCGCGGCAATGGCGATCTTTGGCAAGGCCGGCGCCGATCTGATCCCGCTGCTCAATGGTGGCAGGGATAGTCTCAAGGAGATGAACGACGAGGCCGCGCAGTTCGGTGCTATCGTTTCGAGCAAGGCGGCCAAGCAGGCGGAGGCCTTCAACGACAACATGACGCGCCTGGGCTACGCCATCAAAGGCGTAATCGTCCAGGTCGCGTCTCAGTTGCTGCCCATCCTTGTCGACGTTTCGAACAAGATGGTGGAGTCCGCCAAGAAGTCGGAGCTCTTGGCGGCCACTGTCGACATTCTTTCCGTCGCGATGAAGGGTCTCGTGACAACGGGCGTCCTCGTCAGCGCGACGCTTCAGGTCGCCGCGGATACGCTCTCGATTATTTGGGGCGGATTGGCGAGGCTGATCAAGGGTGACGTCGCCGGTGCTTTCGAACTTCTGAAAACGAAGACCGGAGACATTTCGGCTGTCGCGACAGAGACTCTGGCAACGCTCAAAGGCGTCTGGAGTGGAGCCAAGGCGGGCGCTGATAGTGCGGCGACGGCGACCGACGGAGCAGCGAAAGCGCAGCGGGATTTCAATTTCGCTGCGCTCGGCGGCAAGAACGCTGTCGACACATTCATTGACTCGCAGAACAAGTCCCTTGCCGGCGTCCAGGCGGAGATCCAGACCTTCGGCTTGCTGACAGGTCAGCGGGAGGCCGCAAGGATCCAGTTGCAGGCGCTCTCGATCGCGACCGCGAACCACACCGCGATCTCTGCTACCCAGCAGGCGCAACTGGACGTCCTGAAGCAAAAGACCGCCGATTACGCGATGACGCTTGCTGGGCTCCAGTTGGCGCAGCAAAATCTGACGCCGACCCAGCTCTATGCGCAGGAACTAACGAATATCCAAGCGCTATTCGATGCCGGCAAGATCAGCGCCGACACTTACGGCCAGGCCATGCAGGGCGTGGCCGAGCGCGCGGGAACGGCGTGGAACATCGCCGGCGCATCAATGGCAGGAAGCTTCGCGACGATCTCGGCGGCGTTCGGCAAGGAAAGTGCCGGCATGGCGAAGGCCGCGCAGATCTTCGGCGCCATCCAGGCGACCATTTCGATGTTCACGGGCGCTGCCAAGGCGCTTGAGCTGCCGTTCCCGGCCAATATCGCTGCCGTGGCCGCCGTCCTGGCCAAGGGCGCCACCCTGGTCGCACAGATCAAGAGCCAGTCGGTGCCGACGGGCTTCAAGGACGGTCTTTCCATGACCGTCCCCGGTGGCGTCGGCGGCGGCGACAGCCGGTTGTTCCAGGCCATGGTCGAGCCCGGCGAGCAAATCGACATCACGCCGAACCGCGGCGGGACTCAGAGCCAGCGGAGTGGCGGCGGCTCTCAGAACGTCGTCAATCTCTCCATGCCGATCGTGACTACGCGAGATGCTCTTCGTGAGCTTATCGATGGTCTCAATGGCATGTTCTCGGATGGCTATCGTCTCAACGTGGTGACGGCCTGATGCCCGTTGTCATCTCGCAAAACTTTGTCCTGACCGACTCCACGCCGGAGTTTCCGGTAACTCTCGATCACCCAGTGATTGGGTGGCACAATATTGTGACGGCGGCAAATGTCGCGGCTGATAATGCCGATCCTGACTTTCCGGCATCGAACCTTGCGAATCCTGCAACGCACCTGGATTGGCGCTCTGATGCGAGCGGCCTGCAATATGTGACGGTGACTATCGATACCGTAGACGAACTCGACTATGTCGGGGTCGCGGGTCACAATTTCGGCAGCGAGCAGATCCCGGTCAGCATCATCGACAGTCTCGGGAATACTCTCGTCGAGGAGGTGCTGCTTCCTAACGATAGTCCGGCGCTGTTCCGCTTCACTGCGCAGTCTTTGGCCGGGTTGAAAATCGTGCTGAATGCGGTCGATGGGCAGTTGCCGCGTGCGGCTGTCGTCTATGTCGGCAAGCTTCTGGTGCTTGAGCGGAAGATCTATGTCGGTCATACGCCGCTCACCCAGGCGCGCCGCGTCAGCGTCCAGAACGGGCGCAGCGAAAGCGGGAAGTTCCTCGGGCGCATCGTGGTTGGTGCTTGGCGTGAGACGGTGATACCTCTCTCTCTGCTTTCACCGGAATGGTATCGCGAGCATGGCGGCGACGAGTTCCTTGCCGTCGCGGCTGAGACGCCATTTTTCTTCGGTTGGCGCCCTGAAAGCTATCCATATGAGATCGGCTATTGCTGGCTGACAGAGGACCCGATGCCGGTGCCGACGTCACCGTCGAACCGCATCGCGTTTGATCTCAAGGTGAGCGGGATCGTCTGATGACGCAGTCCGTAACCTATATCGAGATCGACATTCCGTTCTGCTCGCTGACGTATGGCGTGGCGCCCTGCACAGCGGCGATACCGACGACCGGCGATGCCAAGTGCTTCAATTCGATCAAGACCTGTCAGGATCGCGACAATTTTTCCGAGTCGGACGTCACTTTGCGGTTTGCGAAGCCAACCGAGTATTTGCCGCGCGAGATCGATTGCATTCCTTCGATCGTCTCCGTTGATTTCTCGCCGGCGACGATATCGCTTGGCAAGGATCTCGGTCAGCGCGCCTCTCTCACGGTCACGTTCCAGGATCATCCGCATTCCGACACCGGGCAGGGATACGATAAATACCGCACCGAGCGGGCCTATGATCCTTATTCGCAGGGGACATATTGGGGCAAGTTTCGCGCGCGGCAGCCATTCCTGCGCGGTCGCGCCTTGCGATGGATCAATGGCGTTGTCGGTGAGGAACTCGCCGACATGGAGACCTGGAATTTCGTCATCGAGAGCTTCTCTGGGCCGGACCCGGATGGTCGTTTCACCATCGTCGCGAAGGATCTTCTGAAACTCGCTGATGGCGACCGCGCTCAGGCGCCCGTATTATCGAATGGCTTTCTTGCGGCAGACATCACATCGTCCGCTACCAGCGCATCACTCCTGCCTTCTGGCATAGGAAATGCCGAGTATCCGACTTCAGGATACCTATGCATCGGCGGGAACGAGGTCGTCTCATTTACTCGTTCTGGGGACTCCCTGACGATAGCTCGTGGCGCATTCGCTTCATCGCACAGGGCGCAAGACCGAGTTCAATTGGCGCTGCATTTCGGCGCCGATGATGCGGCCGATATCATCTATCATCTCCTGACGACCTATGCCGGCGTCGATCCAGCTAGGATAGATCTTGCGGAGTGGCAGGCAGAGACGGCAGCATTTCTAGGTAATGTATATACCGCGACGATTTGTGAGCCGACGTCGGTTGCTACGCTAGTCTCCGAACTGGTTGAGCAGGCGGCGCTCGCGATTTGGGATGATGCTGCGGCACAGAAACTCCGCTTGCAGGTGCTGCGCGCGGTCGTGACAGATGCCGATACATTTACGCCTGATCACATCATCGAGAAATCGCTGAAGATCAAAGAACAGCCAGACAAGCGGTTGTCTCGTGTCCAAGTATATTTCGCCCAGATTGACCCAACCAAGCCGCTTTCGAACTTGGATAACTATAGTTCGACTTCGCTGTCGATTGACGAGGATGCCGAGGCTGACTACGGGACGGCTGCGATCAAGACCATCTTGTCACGATGGATACCCGCCGGAGGCCGCGCGATCGCGGACCGGGTCGGCGCTGTTCAGCTCGGACGCTACCGTGATCCGCCGCGAAATGTGCAGTTTCAGTTGCAGCGCCGAGCCGGTACGGATGTGTCGCTCGGGCTGGGTTATCGCATCGAACATTCGACAGTACAGGATGCCACTGGTGCGCAGTCCGACATTCCTATTCAGGTGGTGCGGCTAAATCCTGGGCCAGATAGGTTCTCTGTCGAGGCTGAGGAGATGCTGTGGACCGCGCCTGATGCGGATGCCGGAACGCGAAACATCATATTCGACTCGAACATAAACAACGTCAATCTGCGATCAACACACGATTCCCTCTATTCGACGCCGCAGTCCGGAGATGTTGTCAACGCCTTCGTCAATGCTGGCGTGACTATTGGTTCGGCTTCGTCCTCGCTGGTCGCTTTCGACGTCGGGACATGGCCGGCTGGCGTCACGATCAACATTGCTATTTACGGAACGATTCAGGGGGCTGGCGGCAACGGCGGACCTGGAGGTACTGCGGCGCAGGCCGGCTACGCCGGAAGCGCGGGCGGGCTGGCGCTCTATACCAGGCAAGCCATTGCGATCGACATATCAACCGGCGGGCGGCTTTGGGGCGGCGGTGGTGGCGGTGGTGGCGGTGGTGGCGGCCCTTCGGGGTTCATCGGCGGCGG